CGCGGCATCTTGAATCTTGGCGGTAGTGATTGCGCCATTGGCAATCTTGGCATTGGTAATAACGGCATCGTCAATCTGCGCTGCGCTGGTAATCACGCCTGAAGCGGCAATCAATCCACCCGTAATCGCGTTCGCTGCAATCTTATCGGTCTGAATTGCACCCGCTTCTATCTTGTCAGCAGTAATCGCATTAGCCGCTATTTGGTCAGCGCCAATCGCAGCAGCCGCAACCTTGCCAGTAGTGACCGAATTTGCAGCCAAGGCGTCTGTGGTAACTACACCGCTTGCAATCGTCCCAGCCGTAACTGCATCTGCCGCTATCTTGCCAGCAGTCACCGCATTGGCGGCAATTTGCCCTGCGCTAATCGTACCACTCAAATCAGTCGTTGCAACCGCAGCCGTCCATGTAGTGCCCGTGTACCTGTACAACTTATCGTCTGTGGTCAATAACACCACACGCCCTTGGAAGTTGCCGCTAGATGGCAAGGCAGATACCACCTCGACAGGGCGTAGGTCTTGGGCAAAGTTACTGGTTGCCAGCGTGCCAGTTACATCGCCAGCAGCAACCGCGCTAGTCCATGCCGAACCATCGTACCGATACAGTTTGTGGTCGGTGGTCAAGAAAACAATGTTTGCGCCCGTGTAGCCGCTTGGGTTAGGCAACTCCGAAACAACCTTAATCGGTTCAACGCCAGCAGCAAATGATGCCTCATCTACCGACCCTGACGTAATGCTGAAAATGTCATCAGTCCATTCGGTGTTGGTGGCATTCCAACGGTAGAGTTTGTTTTCTGTCGTGTTGTACTTAATCTGCCCATCAAAGTCGCCGTTAGCAGGTAGGCTAGATACTGGTTCAATGCCATAAGCACCAGCCTCTGTAAACAGGTTAAGCACCTCTTGACTAAACGAATCCGAATCAATGAACAAGGTGGTCGCACTAACAGGCGAACTAAAGTCCGATTTGTTGCCAGTACGGTCTACCGACTTCAGCCAGTAATACCGCGTTACGTTAATGCCAAGTCCAGTATCGACGAACTTAGAACCTCGCAGCACGCCCACCCTAGTCGATGCGCTGGTGGAGTTAGTCGTAGCACGGTAGACCTCGACGTAATCAAAGTCAGCCACCGTTGGGTTAATCCAAGTCAGGCTGATTTCTTTATAGCCGCCAGTAGCCACAATCTGCGATGGCACATTGGGCGCGGTAGTGTCGCCATAGGTTACATCGTTAGAAGTGATAAAGGTAGAGTTAACACCAAGCGCATTGATTGCTCGCACTCGAAAAGCGTATTCAGCCCCAGCGACCGCATTTTGAATAACGTAATACGGAGTGGTAACAAAATAAGAGTTGTATTCAATCTCGCCGCTTACGGTTGAGTCGGTAATGTTTCCGTAGTCAGCCGTCGTATCAGCGGTGGTGGTAATAGCGCCGTAGTTGACGGAATCAGTAGCGTTATTGGTAATCGAACCCCAATCAAAGTTTGAAGCGCCACGAATATACTGGACTTCGTATTGCGTCACAAACGAATTGGATGGTGGCGTCCAAGTAACCAATAGCCCCGACTGCGTAGTGCCATCAGGGGTTATCGTATTGATTGCCTGTATTGCCAAATCCGTGGGTGGCGATACCTGAAACGCATTAGGCAGATTGGTATTAGGCGCAGGGTCGTATGCCTGTTGTTCTGATGTAGACCAATCAAAAACGTCTGTACTGATTTCACGCAAATCAAGGTCAATACCTAGCGCCTCTTCCAAGGCGATGTTGATACCAACAACCTCAAACTTTTTGCTAGACCAACCCAAGCGCGTATTGGTGACGTTGATAATGTCGCCAACATTTGCCTTCAATCCCGTCAACTTCAACGGAAGGCTGGTTGTAATCTGTTGCCGCGCCTTGAGTAACTCAATCTTGGCAAGCCGCTGCGCCATGCTGGTGGACGTTGTAAGCGGCAATTCAATCGACTTAAATACTTCCTCGCCATCCTCGCTGACCGCAGTCGAGTTTTGGACTTGTGGGAAATCGGTTGGTATGTAGTTATCAACGGCTGATAAGTAAATACCTTTGACCGTGTTAAAGTTTTCACGACGGCTAACCAAGGTCTGTACACGCATCGAGGCGCGCAAGTCATCCTCATCAAAGGTTAGGGTCGGGGTGTAGTAAGCCCCAGCCAAGATACGCCACTTGCCTTGACTCCATACAGCCTTGCCAGCCATTGCGCTAAGAATCTTATTGATGGATTCTTCAGGCGTAGCAGATGACGATAAAACGCCATGCGCTTCATACTTGTTTTCTGTGCCGCCGCCACTTAGGTTTACATCTTCGTCACAGATGTTTGCAGAGGCTATCAAAGCAGTCTCGTCAATCTCGCTGGCGTATGTACAACCAAGACCATAGCCCGTATTGGTCAGGTAATCATTCAGGCACAGGGCTGGGTTAGCACTCCACAGGGTAGTATCTGAACGCGGGTCGTAGACCTTTTTGCCTCGCACCAAGAAACTGAAATTGGGTATGCCATTCGGGAATTTGTCTTGGTCATATTCCAAGCGCACATATACCAGCGCCGAGCCGCGCAGCAAATGGTTAGAAGTCCACGCACCATCGGTGCTTGCGGTTTCGCTTTGCAGGTCTGTAAACGGCTGGGTAGTGTGTGAACCGACCGCATACTTCACTCGTATCTTGTTGCCATAGGTAGACCCTGAAGTGGTAAACCCATTGGCATCTAAACCTAGTTCCTCATCGTTAGCGTAGAACGATTCAAAGGCGTCAATCTCATGCCCAGCAATAGCAATGACCATGTGCAAATACTTATTGCTATTCGTGGTGTGCATATAGACGATATTGCCACCAACACGGGTACGACCATAGATGATTTGGTGCGCCCCTACTGCTTGCCTTGCGGTAACACTCTGCCCTTGATTGGTTAGGGTTGGCGAACTTGGCTTTTTGGCTAATGCTTGCGCTGCAGCACCCAAAACCAAACTGGTGATAAATTGCGCTTGAAAGAATGCAAACGCACCACCAGCCGCAGCAATTGCAGCAGATGACGCTACAAAGGTGGAGACTCCCGCGCTGACTGCCGACGCGATAATGACCTGCGGCATCTTAAATACTCCAAACTTTGATGGCTTGAGTCATCGGCAAAAAGGTCAAACCATCTTTACTGACTGCGGCGATTTTACTTCCAACACACACGCCAAGGGCATACCCCTCGCCCGAATCTATCATGACCACATCGCCACGCTTGGCTAGTTTGACGGATTTAGATTCGCCAAGACAATATGTTGCAATGCCCTCGACCCCGCCATGCTTTTCAAGACGCTTGGCAGCGCCCACGGCGGTCTTGTATCCACGAAATTCTTTGCCGTGGTCTACGCCCGTCATGGCTTTTACGCACCCAACGGCGAACATACAACAATCGTTAGTGCCCCACGCAAATGCGCCAATGGTTTCTAAGTGTTCATTAAGACGCTTTTCCCAGCCATCGACTCTCATTTTCTGCCCCAAGTAATTTCCTTATCTTGTAGGGCAGACACAAATTGGCAACCTAAATCGCCAGCATATAAACTTTGTTGTTCTTCGTCGGTGTAACGAATCTCACGCGACCGGGCTAGGTCAATCAGGCGCGACTCATAGGTAATGCTGATGGTAGCGGTTTCGCCGCCTTCCTCGATGCTGGGTATGTCTAACCGACCTTCAAACAAAAGGATGGGGTCATCAACAACCCCGTTATCCAAAAACCCTAGCCATACCTTGCCTGATGCGCCCTGACGTACATCGCCCAAAGCCAAACTAATAAGGCTGCTGGGTATGCCTGATAAGGTGGCGGTGATGCCCTGCGCCGAACCGTCCGAGGTTTCTTGCACATTGCTGATGTTTAGCAAAGTACCCGTGCCCGTCCACGTTTGGCTATTCCAACTCAGGTTGCCGTAACCACTCCAAGCCCGTACATAGCCACTAGCAAATTCACCCTCAAACAACAGAAACGGTTGCACCTCTGCTGAGTCAACTATTGTCTGTACGTTGGCGGTTATATCCCGACTCATAGGGCTTCCACACAGGCAAACGTAATGCCATACACCGATGCCTCATCAATGTTCCAAGACATTTCATTGCTTGACAAACGCCAAATGCCTTTCGGCGATGACTTGGTAATCTGCGCGTTATCAGCAGGGGATGACCGTAGGCTGGGGAAAATCTCCAGCGTAGCAATACCACTCGCATCGCTATTCGCATCATCTAAGATTTTGTGCAAGGTCGTGGTAGAACCTGACCCCAACTGTATCCAATCGCCAGCCTTTAAGATGCCCGTGGTGCTTACCGTCCATCCATCGGTTATCAATGACGAACCTGTTTGGTCTGCGCCGTAAACCAAAGGCGTTCCAGTACCAACGCCTCTAGGCGATGTATTGGCAGGGTCGCCTAGCAAGAATGTGCCATAGCGCCCTTTCATCTTGATTAAAAAGGCGGTGACTTGTTCGGCGGTAGCACGCTTCATTGGCGGCAAGGTAACCTCGGCTTCCCACCACTCGCCCTGATGCTTGTATACCTGTTGCTGACCAGTAAAAGGCGATGACGAAATACCCACCACCGTTCGGGCGCGTATGTTCATGGCGCGTATGCCAACGTCGGGGAAAGTTACGGGATAAGTGATTGCCATAATTACCTCAAAGCCGCAGCATAAGACCCGCCACGCAACTTGGCGTCAGCCACCGCAGACTTGGCAGCATTGGCGATTTGCGGCATCAGGGTCATTATCTCGGCACGCACGGTTTGCTGCACGC